TACGTTAAACAGATCAACCGGGTTAATAATGTGAGCTGTCGGGACAAACCCGGTAGCTTTACTGTTCGATGTATTTCCCAGCTGAACTTTTAACGCTGCTACTCTTAGCGCATCAATAATGTTAGCACCTGTCACAGCATCAACCCTGGAAGGTAATGCTGACAAGGTTTTAGCTGCATTATAAGAACCACCACCAAGCAATCCATACATGACGTTATTCGTTCCATCACCGTCAAAAAGATCGGTATCAACCTTGTGGGGGATGTTGTATTGAAGGACGTCCATAACCTCAGACCGAATAAAATCCGTGTCTTCAAGCTTTTCCCTTGCTACCACAATATAATCCGATATTTTTTCAACTGGAATCTTATAAGACGTCCATTCAATATCAGAATCCCCGAATACAGCACCCTCGGCAGTGTTTTTCGTACCGGTGGTTTCAGCTGTACGTTCAACCCAATCAACATAATCAGATTTCCCAACTACTCCCTGGCGAAACATATTCATTAACATCACAGGCCGCCTCGGATCAATACCAATCAGCGGGTCACGCTGTGAAGGAATGATCTTTGAGTTAGCCTCGGTAAATGAATTCGAGGAAGTGATTGTATCTGCCTTCAAATCAAACTGTCCCATCTTGGATTTCTCAGTCTTGAAATTATTAAAGCTGTCGGACTTAAAGAAAGCATCCCACTGGTCATCAACACTCAGTGATTTATCTTTCTTAGCGACCGCATCAGCGATCTTGCCCTCCAATTCATCAAGATGCTCCTGCATCTTCTCGGCATATTCTTTATCTGACTTATGCTCATCTGCAAGTTTGGATAAATCCTTACGGAAATCATCCTGCATCTTGACAAGCTTGTCAGCATCTGCCTTTTTTTCTGTTAGCTCATTAAGATCATCGAATCTTTTGTTCAGATCATCAGTGAGCTGTTTTACTTCGTCTTTCGTCATTTTAAAAGTTTTAAATTATTCCTTAGATAATTCATCGGCTCATCATCATGAGTGGATACACCCGGCTCATCAACAACGAGTGATTTATATAGTTCTTGTATTTGTCTCAGTTCAATCTCCATTCTCATATAAGTATCATCTGTTAGATCACCTACTTTCAATGCTTTCAACAACTTATCCATACGATCATTGATAGCATCAATCCTTTCCTCTTTGTTCATGCTTTTCATCCCTGTACCAATAGCGTCATCATTAGCGGCAAAGGTTACCGTACTACCTTCGTATAGATAAATCTCTGTTAGCTTGTAATATTCAATATCTTGCGTTCCTTCTTTGTATACTTTCTCTTCTTTTATTGGTATGTAACCTATTGAATGTCTATCATATACACCCTCGGCGTAAAGTTTAAGGGTATCTGTTCCAAAGCTCGTGGGTACAATCTTCGTTTCAAAATACAAACCGTAATTATCTTCTTTAAGTGTTCGTGGTTTACCAAGTGGTTGATAAATATCATGTTGTAATAGGTGATAAATCTCATTCTTACCTTTCGGCCCCCGGTCGCTGATAGTTTTTTTAAAGGCTCCAGGAACAATCATGTCTTTATCTTTATCAACATTATTGAACGCTGAAAAATAGCCGGTGACTATTCCTGACTTGACATCAACATCCGATATCTCTGATATTAATGTTTTAGTTTTATAATTTTTCATCTCTTTATTGTTTTCGTTCCATTTGTCGATACAAATAGCCACGGCCTCATCTTCCGGGCGCCCCTCATCCCTAAGGAAAGAAACACATCGGGATATATATTCATTTCGCTGTTCATCGTATGTCGGTATTGGTATTGGCATTATTCCAATATTATTTCAAAACATGTTAACCTATCTTTATAAGATTCAGGAAAAAATCTTTTCCATTCGTCCCCGTCTTTGTATTCGTAGTCAAGTATAGATATGTTTTGCAATTCAATAATCCATACTAAATGATCGTTATAAACAGCATAATCATATCCAAGTTCAATTCCAGCTTCAAAAAATAACTGTTGAGCTTGTTCAACCTGCTTCTCAGTATCAAACACAAGATAATCAGTCACAAAAATAGGTTGTTTCTGTACCACGCATCCAAAAAGGATAATTATTAATATTAAACTAAATCGGTTCATAAGCTATTGTACATCTACAATTAATAACATTCTCTGCGCCACCGGCAGGATCACCGGGGTATTGCATCATAGTACCCCCGACATTAAAAGCCTCACCTTTATGTGGCGATTGACTTTCCAGATCCATGAGCGTATGCCGTTCCTCAGTACTTGCTACCCCGTAGGGTGCTGTTATCCACCTTTTCACTACCGGGATGCTTATCTCATCTTCAGCTAAGTGAGTCGCCTTGTTGCTCGCTGTCATCACTTCAGTGTGAGCTATTCGTAGAGCCCTCCAATCTTCGACCTTACCAAGTCGGAATTTAAGTTCTTTGATTAACTTCCTTTTAACTCCCCCGATGCTCACGGCTCCACCTTCAAAATCTATTGCCAGCACATCCCGGAGCGTGTCAAGCGTTAATTTTTTTGTTGTCCCGGCAACCCATGTTATCCGTTCACCGGCTACCTGAGTAACATATTGTTCCATCTCTTGCATCCATAAATCTTCTTGTAATCCTTTCTTTGCTAAATCTCTCGTGGCTTTCTTCCGAAATCTCAATCCTACTTTCCTATATAGATCAATATATATTGCGGTCATCTTCTCGTTATCAATAAGATTATCAATCGAATATTCGATATTCTCATAACCTGACTGTTCGATAAAATCATATACAGGTTTTACCTGTGACTTAAGGGCGGTCTTTGCCTTCCGACCGTAATACCCATTATATCCCTTACGCATTGATTCTATTTGTTCCCAATAAGTCAATATTTCATATTTTTATCAATATTTGGAAAACTTATCTGCGGTTCGTTAATCATATCTTCAAGTGTCATACCTTCAATGTCTATCTCATCAAGATTCATATTCAATGCATTGTTAATAATGTTCCGTGCTTCATCCCTGCCTATAAGTTTATTGTTTACCAATGTTCCTAAAGCCGTGGCCAGTTTAGACATATCTCCCCTTAAGGATTCTACACCTGAATAATCGGCTTCGTACTCGATGCCAAAAGGTTTCCATATCTTGTTCAACCCGGCTGTATATCTCTCTACATCTGGCATTACCCTTTTTTTGTATCTGGCCTTGTCAGCTTCCAACATGTTATTGTATGTCGATGCTGACGTATCGTTGAATGCTTGCAAAGGAACAGCCCATATATTACATAAAACCCGCATCCCGTCTTTACTATTCTCGATGATTTGCAAATCTTTAAGATTATCATACCCGACCTTAATATACCTTAAATCCCCCATCGTGAATAAAGGAATCTTCCCTTTACTTGCCCGGCGCCATTTCTTCCGCATATCGGATTCTTGCATTTGAGATGTTTTTTTGTCGTACTCCTCAGATATCTTTGTTAATATCCCCGGTTGTATACCATGCTTAAGCACGTCGCTCGTGATTTCATAACCGGCATTCTGGGATGTAATAACCATTGCTGCTACCTTAAGGGGAGATATCCCCATGAAGTTAGCACCATTCTCATACGTGAGATTCGGGAACAAACGAGAATGCCATACATCTGTGGGATCATATTCATACCTGTCATCAATGTCCAACACATATCGACCTACCGGCTGCCTCCATCCCCCGGAAATGATCTCTACATTTTGCGTCGGCATGATATCAAAGGATAAGCGACGACCGGCATTATTACCCCCCTTAATCACTGGCGTATAAATTATTGAATTACCAGTTATAAGCGAGAACATTTCCCAATTGTATTTGAATTCGTGATAAGTAATATCAGCAGCATTGTCGGCAAAATATTCTTCCATCGGGTCTTCTATCTCCTTATCATTCTGATATGGGATGATTGATATCCGTGAAAACAATCCGGCAATATGATTAGATATAGAAAAAACATCCGGGTTTGATTCATAACCGTACTTAATATAATTACTCCCTAATTCATCACGGCTCAACTTAAAGCCAGGCGCCAAGAACCCGTACAACGATTTATACAGATCATTATTAACGTTTACTTGTTGGTTTTTACGTTTAAATATATTTAATATGCTCATACCCAGATGTTTGTATCATTTTTAGGCTGTAATTTCAGCTCTGTAACTCCATAGACCATAGCATCTATCCTGTTGGGTGAAAAGTTTTTTTCTGCTGGCAGCCATGTTGTCTGCTCCTCTTCAAGTTCCGGGAATCTGCCTACATGTTTAACCTCGTTCTGCTCATATAAACCAACAACAGGTTCAGCTCTTAACTGCTTACCTTTGAAAGCTCGTACTTCTTTGAAATATACAGTATCATCAATTGCCTTGATATTGGACTTCACAAGATCACCTCCCTGGTTAACTTCACCAATCATTGTATTGGCTTCCCACTTATGGTAGGCATAGATAGCTTTCTTTGCCCAGGTTGCCGGTGAATAAATCCCGCTTAAGTCCTCAAGAACATAACACCGGTTATCATCACCCAATCCAACAACGATTATGCCTGTCTCGTCAGATTCTTTGTTAGTGCTTACTGCCGGGTCAATAGCAATGACTATTTTATTAAGGATTGGATAAGTATCCGTCCGGCATTTCTCTATCAGGCCATAACCCCACAATGCCCCTTCGATATCTGCGACAAACTCACCCAGTAAAAACCTTCTCCTCTGTCTTTCAGGTAATGATTCCAGTGTTTGATCAATGTACCCGCTCGGTAAGTTCTCTTCATTATGAACGGGATTCATGAGCATTGATGCGTATAGGTTTTCATCTATTGTCATGTTTGTTTTTGGATCCTTTTTCTCGATAAACAATCTATGTGTCCAATGTACTGGTGAGGGAGGATTACAGTCAAAATACGCCTTGTTGACCAGCCCGGAATTTTCTGCTAATCTTGTATACCCGGTAATAACAGAATCGTATGTTATCTGTGAAACCTCGTTATAGTAAATCGTTGAATATTCATTACCCAGGACCTTTTCGGTACGTTCTTTGTCATCAAGGCCACCAAGCCATATCTGGCTACCGTTCGGAAATTCGTAGAACCAGTCTGATTTGTTTTCAATTATATATTTTTCTATACCCAACATCTGCGCTATCTTTGGCATGGTATCATACCATAATGAAGTCTTTGCGTGATTAAACCTAAACCTGAAAATAGCGTGCCTGCTTTTTTTTTAATCGAACGGATAAAAAGTGAATAAATGAAGATAGCTGTTTTCCCACTCCTGCTTCCCCCATACAACATTATCCGTCGTGCAGGTCCCGCAAGTAATTTAATTGCTTCCTGTTGTTTTTCTGTCTTTTTAAAGCTTGCCATCAAGTTCCTCAATCTGTAATGTTAACGAATGTCCTATCTCCTGCTTTTCAACATAACCTCTTTTCTTTCCCTTGGTTTTCAAATAAAAGATAATCGCTGTTGTATCGCCTTTTTCAATCTGCTTATGTAATTTGCTTTCTGCAAAATCAATCGGGATATCTTCTATTGCCTCTACTTCTGCCTTGAATTTCTCATCGTCCTTTATCCAGATATAATATTGTTTTCGGGATATTCCAGCCTGCTCACATGCAGTTGTAACAATACCCAGTGTATTTTTGAGTGCAGCTATTAATTGTTTTTTTTTAGCGTGTAAATTCGTATTAGTCCGCCTCATCCTGCTTATATTTGATTATTTCGCTTATCCATGTATCTGAAAAGTCATAAGCCCGTCCATACCGGAATGAACGGGCATTTAAAAATTTCACCTAACTATTAACCAACCCATATCTAATCAAAAAAACCCAAATTAACTGGCTAATATTACAAAATTATTTTCATAAATGCAAGTTTTTAGCAAAGTTTTTTCGTTTGAATATTTCTCTTTACGTTCATTTAGAAACCTGTTGAATACAAACCTACAATGCCCAAAATGTTTACTCAACAAGGATTCATGTTCCTTTGTTGGGTAAATTCTGAATTTATATGATTTGTATACATTCTTCATTTTATTATAAATTTAATTTTTTATAAAAGCTTTTTCTCTTGTCGATGCATGCAAAATTAATCATTCCTTCCTGCTTTAGCACATAAAGTTTCCGCCTGATAGTATCATCAAAAGTATACCTGTACCGGCTCGGTAGCATTTGTTTCGTTACGGCAATTAATTCCCACATATAAAATGTTGTTGATGGGATTGCCAAGTAAGCATTTAAAGTTTGTTTTTTTACTGTTGTTTTCATGGTATATAATTTAGAACCTGGCTTACTGTTGGTCTAAATAAAAAAGTAACATTTTTTTCATTACAATGAGAAGCTCTTGTTATTGATTCACTCTTTTGGAATATTATTATCATTTGATGGTTATAAAAATTTGCTATATGTGACAGCCCGGTTTCTCCACCAATGAATAAATCTGATTCTTTAATTATTTTAACAGCCTCCGAAATTGTTGTTTCCCCGAATAAATCAACAATACCATCAACAGCTATATTATCCCAGTAATAATCTCCCTCGGAGGAAGTACCTAAACATATTACCATATTATCAGTAATCAATTCTTTAATAAGCTCTTTCCATTGTGTCCACATCCGGGAGGTATCGTTTATCCCTATCGGAGCCATCGTAATTTTCATTTTTAATCGGTTTTAAAAGATTATTATTAGATTTTATTTCATCATCGCAGATATCAAAAGGAATATGATAGTTGAATATCTTACGCCACTTTGTACATTGATCACCATAGTGCCCTATCCGGTGTTCAAATTGATGTTTTATGATAAATTCTATTTGCCATTTTCTTTGGTTGAGAAAATTACAAATGCATACATGATTAAAAGCAGGAGGTTCTTTGTTTATATGCCAAATTTGGGCATGAGGGTATAATGTTTTTATCGCCTCCTCTCTGAATGGTTCTGATATCAAACATACCGGTTTAACAAAGAAATTAATCACTGGTTTCATATTAGCAATATTCCCGATA